TCCACGACCTTGCCAACGATAATCCTCGGATTTTCGTGGTGAGGTACACAGGAGGTACAAAAAATGGCGTAAAAAGGCTTAGCAACGATTATCAACGATACTTGAGCAACAAAAAAGGCGCCCCGTAAAGAGCGCCATATTAATCGATTATAATTAATTTAACTATTTGTTAATCAAGTATTTACTTTCCGATGCAAAATCTTATTATTTCGTTATAACTTATTGATATATTGAATTATATATGCAAGCAACAAAACACACAGCAACAAAGTAGCAACAAATATGAGCAAAGGCTATTTTCCGCCTTGTTGCTCGCATACGCAAAGATAGAAAATTCGGTGTATTCGGCAAAGCATATCGTCGGTGGTAATTTCGCCTGTTATGTCGCCGGGGTGGTGGATGTTCTCACGCAAAACGGGAGAGATGAAAGCTCCCCCGTTATTTTTCTCGAATACGCCCGACACGGCGTTTTCTTTTGTTCCTGCTGTAACTTATTGTCTGACGAATGACAGCCCCACAGTGGCGTTTATTCGCCGCTGTTCTGCTGGGCGAGTTTGCTGTCAAGCAGTTCAACCGTATAGATGTCGATTTTCATATACTCGTTCCCGGCGAGCGTTTCCTTTGATATGCGCTGCCGCAGATCGTCCGGCATAACGCTTTTGTACTTCTGAAAGAAATCCTCGACCCGGACAATCCTTGTGGACTTCGCCATAGCCTTTCCTTTCTTTGTCGCCGTCTTTATTATCAACGCAATGCCGACAACGGCGCAGATGATTATTAAAAGTTCTGTTGCTGTCATAATCATAGGAATTTGGATGCCGCCGCTGTCAGTTGGTCGGCATAGTTATAAATATCATCAATGCTCTCTATCTTGTTATGCTGTTCCTTTTTGTTCTCGTCAAGGAACGTCAGGCGTTTGTTGGTCGCTGAATCAAGGTACAGGCGGCACACGGTCTTTCGGTTGTTGTTGTCTATGAATACGGCGAAATAGGTCTGTGCATCCCGGTAGGTTATGCGGTCTGCCGGGATAGTGTGCCTGAGTATGGACTTGATGATGTAGAACGCTTCCAATTCTTCGTCTGTCGTTACAATCTTCGGCTCGTCCTCCTTAACCTCTTTCGCCTGTTCCTGTTTCGGTGTCGGTTCGGCTGCTTTGCCTGTGCTATTATCGTTTTCCTTAATGGCAGCTTTTAGGCGTTCCGAAATAATATCGTTGATGTAGTTCCCGATAGTCCGTTTTATAAGCCCGGTAAACTGTTCAAGGATTTTGGGCGTGAATACTCCGTCGTACACCTGTTTCCCGAAGTATTTGACGAAATCGGGAGTAGGAGAGGAAAACTCCCTGCCTATGGCTGTTTTAAGCTCGCCCATGTATTTAAGCTCGCTTGCGGAACTCAAAATCTCGTTCACATCGAAATACGACTTGTGGAACTTCTTTAATTCTTCTATCTGTGCGTCCTTGAGGTCAAGCAGGTTCACTTCCAAAAACGGCTTCTCGTCCATTTTGTTTGGCTCTGCGAGGTCTGTGTAGAACCTGTAAATTATTCCGTTTGTCAGGACACCGAATTTGGCTTTTGACACGTTGAAATATCGGAGCAGTTGGTTGTCGTGCAGGTTAAGGTCTTGCGCCCAATGCTTGCACTCTATCAGGATAACCGGCTCTCCGCCTTTCATTATCGCATAGTCGATTTTCTCGCCTTTCTTAGTGCCGATGTCGCAGCACATCTCCGGCAACACCTCCAAGGGGTTGAACACGTCATATCCGAGGGCGTTTATAAACGGCATTATCAAAGCCGTTTTCGTCGCTTCCTCTGTCTGTAAGTTATCTTTCAGGCTCTCGATGCGCTCTGAAATCTGTCTTATTGAGTCTTTGAAATCCATATATCTGTTATTTAACGGTTTATCCATATCTGATAGTGTCGCCGTTGTTCGCAGATAGGCACACAAAAACGTGGGCATTCCTATCGGGTCAAGAGGTATCGCCAAACACCTGACAGCCCACAAGGAAAATGCCCACGTATATGACGTGGGCATTCACCATTGCTTTTAAGGCTGTCTTTGAAATTTTGGCGATTTTCTTGACCCTCAAAACAATAGCAAACGCTATATTTTCAATATGTCGCTCCAAAGGTACTGAAATATATCATATTTACGACAGAATTTCTGAAAAAAGTTTCGATTTATACTAACGAAGCTATACGTTTGATTATAGACCAAATGCCTTTCCTGTACGTGATTACGATAACGAGCAGGGCGACCCAAAAGCCGTACATCTGTGTTCTCTGCCACCAAGTAAGCTCACGTTCCACCTCAACCTCTACCGTTTCATATACCGTTCTATCTTTGTACTTGTAAACAATGCTGTCGTTCCGCTCGACAGGCGTTTGTACTTCTTTGGGGATTTCCTGCGGCTTGGTTTTCAAGTCATGGTACAGCGACCCGTCCGTGTTTATCCGGGCATCAGACATGGCATAGTCGTTTTCAAGGTGGCTTGTGCTGTCACGTGTTGTCCGCTCCGCTGTCTGTGCCGGAATTTCGAGGTACACTGTATCGGGTACATAGACGATTTCCTTGCGTACTTCTACCCGTGTACTGTCCTGCTGTTGCTGTGTTTTCGCAAGGTGCTTTCCGGGCGAGCAGCCCCCGACAAGGAGGACTGCCGCCATGATTAAGAATATAGACCGTTTCATTTCGTTGCGCTGTTAATGTATTCGACAATTCCGTTTACGTGCAAATCGACGATCGTCTGTTTGCCCGTTTCGCTCAAAAGGTACTCGACATCTTCCCGGTTGTCTTGAAACAGGTTCTCGGTCAGAACCGCCGGGCAAACCGTGTGCTTCAAGATATACAGGTGTCCCTCCTTGTCGGGGTCGCCGTCCGTCTCGTCTTTACGCAGCTTGAACCCGGCTCTCCCTGCCGCCTTGTACAAACAGGTTGCCAGCTTGTCGGCTTTTGTGTTCCCGACACTCGTCCAAGCCTCCCAACCCCGTGCGCTCATCCAAGAACCGTTCCCTGCGGCGTTGCAATGGATTGATACAAGGATAACATCTTGCGCCCCGTACTTGTTAGCCCGACGGCATCTCTCGCCCAATGATACGTCGTTTTCCTCCGGCGTAATCCTTACGGCATCCATGCCACGGGCTTTTAACGCCTGTTCAAGCCTTGCCGCAATTTCACGGGTATAGGCATACTCCCTCAATCTTCCGTCCGGCGACCGCTTCCCTGCGGTGTCCTTTCCGTGTCCGTTGTCAATCAATACTACCATAAGTCAATCCTCCATAGTTTTACAGGCAACCGATGATTATACCGACCAAATCGCACAGCAGGTCTTTCTTGTCGAATGTTCCCCTGCCGAGCCATTTGTCCCATACAAACTCCTTCGCCAAGCCGATAACGACTGTTGCAATAATTGCAACCCACAGCGGCAGTACGATGTCAATAACGCTCACGAGGACGATGCAGCAGAGAATATGCAGCAGTCCGTCCTGTCCGATGTAGTTCAAGATTTTCTCTTTCATTTTGAAACCTCCTCTTTGTTTATTGGTTTAACATTATCTCTTTTTCTTTCGCTCAAAGCCTTGTTTATTCCGCCTCCTGCCATGAAACCGCCTATGCAAAGCATGAACAGCCCCAAAGCGTCGAGGTCGGTTTTCAGATAGCCGTTGGTGCATACGTCCCATACAAGACAGAAACACACGCACAGCCCGACCAAAGCCCCGACAACGCTTGAAAGCACAAGGGCAAACGACTTGCTGCTGTCAAGGCTGTTGGCTTTTATCAGACTTTTCAGATACTCCGCTATTTTCATTTTCGTCTATGTTTGGATAATACTTGTCATATTCGTGGTTAGCGAGCTTGACGAGGCGGCAATAATCCCTCGGTGGCATACGTTTCAGACACTCATCGTCGGGGCGCACACAGAGGTTGTGCTGTGCCTCCACGAGCTTTATCTGCAACATGGCGTTCTCCCGTGTCAGTTGATTGTTCAGCCTCTCCAACTCGTGCTTTTCCTCGTACAATTTATCCACACGTTGGTTAAGCTCACGTATCTTCTCGTCCTGCTGCTCGATGCGCTGTTTAAGACTTTCAACGAGTGTACGCATAACGCTCATTTCCTTTTCCTCTGCTTCGAGTTCCTTTATATCTGCTTCCGCCTGTGCCTTGCGTCTTTCAGGCTTCATAAAGAAAAGGAACTTTATCAGGCTGAACCCTCCGAGGGAGGCGACCGCTCCGATAATAACTTGTAATATTCCATTCAGTTCCATGTCATTTATAATTGGGTTTCAAGTTCATTTATCCTGTCTCTTGCCTGTTGCCGCTCTGTATGCAGGGCATTGATGTCGTATGGGAGCGGTTGTCCCAACAGCGAAGCCTCGTAACATTTCGTTATCCTATAATCACTCTGCGACAGGCTTTCTTTCAGAGCTTCTATCTCCGTGCGCACACGCTTGATGTCGAACTTCCGCACATAGTTGTACGCTATGTGGTCTCCGGCATCATACGGTACGGGGATGATAATATAGTTTTCATCGTCCGATTCCATCTGTGCCTCGTCTATCGTATCGACGGGTTTCCATTCCGGCGAAAATTCCGCCACCTGTTGCTCTACCGACACGGTTTCTGTCACTTTGTTTCCGTCCTCCCCGATGCGTATTCTTGCAATCGGCTCAATAAAACGGGAGTGGAGGCAATTCCCGTCCATATATCCATATTCTACCATAGTTTTTAGAATTTATATCTGCTCAATAGCCATACTTGTACATTTTCTCCGTTTATTGAAGCCCGGACGAAGTGAGCGATTACTTCTTGACCGCATCCTACATCGTAATACTCATTCTCCGTATTATCATCGTAGAGTTTCTGACCGCTTCGGGGATAGATACGCATATACCCCGTCCACCATTGCTTCAAAATTATCGTCTGTCCCTCACGGGAAGAAGCCGGGAGATAGACATTTGCCCGTCCGTTTGTAAATCCAACCACGAGCGACATGTAGTCTGTGAGATAAACGCCCGATGATGTAATGTACTTTGTCCCGTACACCAACCCCATAGCTTTTAGCAGCCTGAAATAACCGCCATAGTACGGTGCCGTGCTGCTGTTTGAGGCTGTTCCGTACACCCCGGCAACAAGTTTCTCGTCAGTACCGAGCGACCATGCACTTTTACTGAGGTTGCCCCAACCCAAACCACAAACAGAAGCCCGTTGGTCGTAACCTGTGGAAGCGGCGACACACTGCGTTCCTGCCCTGTTTGCAAACAGCCCCGACGGCGACATATAGCTTGTATAGTTGCTGGTTTTAGAACGGGTTTCGACAATTCCGTTATAAGCGTCAAGCCGTATTATGGAGCCGAGTGATGTTTCCATGGAGTAGTCGCCGCCGGATCGTGCCGAGGTTATCTGTATGCGGTTGTTCTTTGCATCAAGTTCGATTATGTCGCCGCTTGCGAGCGTTGATACAATCTTTCCCGACTTGATGAACCAGTCGCCGATGTTCGCGCCCTCCGCCAATAACAGGTTTGTCGCTATGCTCTCAAACGAAGCCCCGAATGAGTTCCACTTGTTTGCATCGGGTGGCGCAATACCTTTGAACGTTCCGGCATCGACACGGGCGATGTAATAGGTGCTTCCCTGTTTTACGCAGTCCAAACGGTACTTGTTGCCGTAATAAGTTTTCGAGCTGTCGTACACGCCACGGTACACCATTACAGGGCTTGAACCGTCCGCACCGTCCTTGCCGTCGTATGGTGTTATCCTGACGGGCGTTGACCACTGCTGCACAAGTGTCTTGCCGTCGGCTGACTTCTTGGCTATCGTGAGCCAAAGGTATTGCCCTGCACTCAACGTGGGCTGCGTTGTCGTCCAACCGCTCGGATTTACCGATGTCTTTGACAGGCTCGGTGGGCTTGTCGTGCTGCCGTTCTTTGCATAGCGCAGTTCGTAGTAGTCCGCATCTTCGCCGGGGTCGCCATCATCTCCTTTGTCGCCCTTGTCGCCCTTTATAGTGCCGACATTGTTCCATTTCGAGCCGTCCCATACATAGAGGTTTCCGTCAATAAGGTAGCCGTCGCCCTCTTCGTTCCCGGATGCAGGTAACTGCGATGCGCTGTCGAGAGAGCCTTTGATTTTGACGCTTGTGCCGTCCGCACCGTTCTCGCCCTTTGAACCTTGTGCTATAATCTGCCAATATACCGTGTTCGTCGGGGCGATACCTCGTGCCGGAGTTGCATATATGTATCGGTACGTGGAGGTGTTGTTGTTCACGGTGTGCGTAACTTCGTCTCCCTGATAATAGGTGTACGACGAGTTGTATTTGCCACGGAAGCAGCCGATATAATTTTCCTCTCCGCTTTGGCTCTGCACGAGCGTTCCTTTGAGTCGTAGTTTGCCGTCGCCCTCCGAGTTGAAATCAAGGACGCTGCCGAGCTTCATAGCGTTGGCGAGCATATCAAAATAGCTGTCCCCGTTCCCTGATACAATCCTGTCCGTTGTTATCCGTCCCGGCAATATCTCCGAGAAGCCGTACAGGGTCGCAAAGCTGCGCACCCCGTCGTATTCACTGTTAAGCACACCGACGAGCAGATGATAATATCCTGACACGCCCTCCAACTTGATAGCCGTTTCAGACAGCAGGAACGAGCCGGTCTGTGCTGTCTTGCTTACCTTGGCGTACAGATAGTATTTTGTTTCCCCGTTGTCGAGCCGTCCGCTTGTGTACTGCGGCATATCCCAATACTTGTATTCGCTTGCGGCGTGGGAGGAACTCAACGAGCTTATGCCGATAGTCAGGTGTTGGATAATCCCTGCGGCGGCTGTAAGCTGCTTTGTCGTGTCGTCGTAGGTTATGCTGTGCGCCACACCGACGGGATTGGTCTTGCTGTTCACGAAACGGAACTGCAGGCTCTCGTCGCCGACAAGCATCTGCATCGTCTGTATGGCTATCGGGTTGATGCTGTTCGTGAAATTGTCGAGCAGGGCATCTTCCAACATCTCCATTGTTTCCTTTGCGTCACGGAAGCGGCGTTTGGTAAACTGTATGGCATCCCTGTGGTAGTCCTCTACCAGCACTTCGTCGCTTTCAATCTGTTTCAAGGTTGTGGAGAAGCTGCCGCCGACGGTCGAGTTGGATAACTCTATTTCCGGGCTGTGCGGCTTGTTGATGTAGTCCTTAATGCCCGTTATCCTGACAAGCACCCCGTCCTTTTGGAAATGTTCGTTGGAAAACCGTATGTACCCTCCGAGCTTTATTTTTCCGCTGATGTTTATCCAATCCTTTTTCGACCAAATTCCGTCAAGTTCGCCCGTAAACGAGAATTTCTGTTCCTCGTTGTCAAAGAGATATTTCACGGCGGCACGGAACATATCCCACGAAGCACCCGTCTTTGTCTCGTCGTCACGGACATAGGCATCGGGCATACGACATTTGAACACGACATAGGTGTCTGTCGTCTGCGGCGCAAACGTGGCGTTCGGCATCGTCTGCCCGTCTATCTCCGCCGGGACTATCTCGAAACGCCGTGCCGCCTTTCCCTTTTCGGCGTTATGGTAGTATTTGACCTCAAACTCACGCCCGGCGAGCATACCCGACTGAAAGATTATTGTCATCGTTTCGCCCTCGATAAGACATTCCTCGTAGTTGAGCGTGTTGGGTATGGTGTTATCCACTATATCATAGAAGTTGTTGGCGGCATCTTCCACAACGACGCTTGTAACCTTTCCTATGCGTTTCGGGTAAATGTCCGAGCAGTCCAAGCTGTCCTCTGCAAGCGATGAAAGTTCTTTGTCGCTCCGGCGTATTGAGTACCCCAAATCGTCAACGACGTATGTACGAGCGTTCGCAGGGTTGAAATTCGGGTCGCCATCGAAATAAACGCCGTCATACCGTATGCTTTGACCTGCCGGAAGAAGTAGCTCGCTGCTCTTGTACTTGCTCGGGTCGATGTTGTCCGTTCCGCCTTGAACATAGAGTATCTCTATGGGTGGCGTGTCGCCATAGTTCGACCGCCCCACGCCCGGCTTGAAACCGTTACCACGCCCGTATGACAGCGGCAGGGGATTGTTCTTGTTGTATTCCACCTTGCGCAGGTGTACGGTCTTTCCGACAAACTCGAACTCCGTGTTGAACTCCGTCGCCATCATTCCGATAGCGTCCCAACAGTACGCGTGGTTGTAGCTTATCAGCGTTTCCGTGCCGTCGATGCACTCTCCGACTTCCCAACCCGTGTCCCGGCGGTTCATATTGTCGACGAACATTTGAAGATGCTCTATCGGCTTTGCTGTAAGCGAGAATTTCAGTCGCCCGTCAACCGGGTTTCGGAACTTCCATATCTTGGCTTTCGCCTGATTGGATTCGAGCGTGACGGTGTACTCGAAATTCCGGCTATGCTTCATCTTGAAAGCCTCCGGGCGTTCGAGCGTGTACCTTTCGCCCTGATAGATGCAGTACGATCCGACGGGTATCTCTACATGCTCCGCAAGCGAGTAATGAAGTGTCAGGTTGTGGTCGCCCTTTATTACCCGGTATCGGTAGCTGTTGTCGTCAACTGTAACATCGAGTACCTTTATGTTCTTGTTGTTGTATATTATCATGCCCTTTACGTTCAAAGTTATTTTACTCGAATTTCGCCATATTCGCGTTATCTTTTTGAAGTGGTATGTTTATATTATAATCACTCAAAAGCCGCTAATACGGGCTGATTTCGCTTTGCCCCGTTTACGTGAACTGATATATCTTGCCATTGCCGCATTTGGTGGCTTTGATAACGGTTATAAACGGGAAATCCTCCTTGCTCACTTGGTCGATGACACTTTTCAAGGCTGTGGAGTTCGTGAAGAATTTGCCTTCCTCCTTGCCGTCGGTCGTCCGATAGTGTATGAGGTAACGACCCTCCCCGTGTTTTGTCTTAACATCGGGGAGGTAGTCGATAACCTCTATTTCGCTGTTCAGGATGTCGGTAACCGACACCTGCGGACAGTTGAAAATCTTTCGGTCGTCCTGTTGCTTGATACCGAGTTCGCTGAACCGCTTTGCCATAGTGCCGTTAATCTACGAGTTCCACATAAATGCCGACCAAGTCTTTCAACGGGTTGTAAACGGGTATTCCCGTATCACGGACACACAAGTACACCTCACCGTCCTGCGAGTAATACTTGCCCTGTTCCAACTCCATGTTGTTGTCGTAGGGGATTGGGTCGTCCTCTGTTCCGGCTGCGTTTTCGACGATTTCCGTGTACAGGCTCTCTGTCCCGGTGCCGGGCTTCCACTGTTCCTGCACGGTGTGTTCTTGCAGGACTTTCCACAGCTTGCCGTCGTACTGCATCTTCTCGTCTTTCTTCACGGTCTTGCCGATAAGCGTACCCCAATCGGGATAAACGGACTTGACAGCCAAAGCGTCGCTGTCCGTGAGGCTCATCGTGTTTACAGTCAAAGTAAGGAGTTTTGCGATGTCGGCAATCCTCGGCGTGAGGGCTGCTGCTGTTTTGGGCGTAACAGATGTTTCCTCACCCAAGTCTTTGCGCACCTGCCTTTTCACGTTGGCTACGAACGACAGATATTCCGTGTATTCCTCCACAATACCGGCTTCAACATCCAACCCCTGCTGATAAGCGTTGAACTTGTTTACGAGGGCGAGTTCTGCGGATGCCGTGTATTTAGCACGGATAACTGCCTCTATAACTTTGTCAGACGTTACGGGCTTCCATACCGTGACCTCCTCGCATTTCCACTGCGATACCTTTTCTTCTCCGGCGTTCTCGTCGGTCAGTTCCGGCACTACTTCCTCGATGTTGAAACGATAGACATAGCTCCCGTTTCCCACTGCCTCCAAGTAGGGAGGCTTGCTGTCATAAAATGCTTGCATGATGCTCTTGTTTAATTATGGTTCGTAAAAGATGTTTGCTGTTGCTGTGCTTCGCCCAGCCCAGCCAAGGCGCGACAGCCTGTTTGTAGGCTTTCGTGTCAAGCGACGGTTGCCGTTTGTTGAGCTTGGCGGCGGCACGGCAGAAATTCTGTTTTATGCTCTTTCTTATGAGCTTCTGTTTCCTGTAAAACTTGTAACCGACATAATCAAGCCCTCGCCCGTGCCTGTCGTAGCGGTTCACGGCGATAGGGAAGATTTGCCAATTATCCTTAACCCTCAATTCAAGTTCCTGTTCGAGATAGGGTTTGACAAACTCGTGGAAGAACCTGCGCAGCGTTTCCTTGCTTTCGCTGTAAAACGCGAAGTCATCGGCGTATTCCTCGCAGTCTATCTTCCACACTTCATTTACCTTGTGCATGAAGTAACAGAGGAACAGGTTTGCGAGGTACTGCGACAGGTAGTTTCCGATAGGCACACCGTCTGCGCTGTCTATGATTTCATCAAGCAGCCACAACAGGTCTTTGTCCTTAATCTTGCGGCGCACGATACGTTTCATGACATGGTGCTTTATGGACGGGTAGTATTTCTTGATGTCAATTTTCAGGCAGTACATCGGCTTTCCCCTGTACTTCCGTATCATCTTGTCAACGTGTCGGGCGCAGCCCTCTATACCTCGTTCCTTGACGCAGGAGTAAGTGTTGTGCGTGAATGTCTTTACCCATATCGGCTCCAATACGTTCATAATGGCGTGGTGGACTATGCGGTCGGGATAGTACGGAAGACGATAAATGACACGCTCTTTCGGTTCGTATATGGTAAATACTTCGTAAGGCGATGTCCTGAATGTCTTTGTCAGCAAAGCCTCGTGGAGAGCCTGTATGTTGGCTTCCCTGTTACGGTCGTGAACCCTGACACCGTATGAGCGAGCTTTCCCACGGCGAGCCTTTTCATCAGCAAGCCGCAGGTTCTCGACTGATATTATCTGTTCGTATAAATTCCCTATACGTTTCATCGCTTTGCTTTTCTTATTCGGAGCGTTCGGTAGCCCATACAACAGGCGTTCCTACCAGCACCTTTCGGGTTACTTGAAATTTTCTGCCAAGAGGCAAGGTCGTCGCTCCCTTATATCTTTGTCTTTCTGACATTCTAAAGCATAGGTGAGAGCCGATGTTCGTATTCGTATTCGAGGGGGTGTTATTCGAGTTCGCATAGGCGAAGCCTGCATTCGCACCGTTATTCGCGTTACCGCTGAACAGGACACCACGGGAGCGACCAACCTTTATCGTCATAACTATCTCTGTTTATAATCCAACTTCATTATCCGACACGTATCAGACACGGACGCTTACCGGGCTATGCGCTTTGCGGTAAAAAGCAAAGGCGAGAGCCGATGTGCGCAGCCGTATTCGAGGGGGCGGAATGCGAGTACGCAGAGGCGAAGCCCGCAATCGCACCGTCATTCGCGTTACCGCCGAACAGGACACCACGGAGGGTTTCTGTTGTGGGAATGTTCGTGTAGTGGTAGTCGCAGAAAAACTGTGTAGAACCGCCTCCAACAACCGACGGCATAATCTCGCCGTATTCCCCGAAGATAACCTCTTTGACATATCCCTCTGTACGTGCTTCGTTCCCAACGTGAGAATAACCCTCGTAGTTGGTGTCATTGAACTTCGACGGGTCGGAGCATACAAACACTTTTGACAGGTTGTCGCCTCCGTTATCTGTTGTCGGGCTGATACGCACGTTGATACCGTCCGTCCACTGCCACAGATGCCCGAACGGATTTTCTATTCCCCTGTATCGAGGAACGTCGAAAGTCTTTGTTATAGTGCTGTCGTCGTTGGCGGCGGTGTATGAAACCGTACCCGTGCTGTTTCCGAGTGTGTCGGTGTGTCCGCACGGTACGAACGGATAATACCCGTTGAAGTTAGACCATGTTCCGTCCCAAGTCGTCACGCCTGCGCCAAGACCGCCTTGACGATAGCCCTCTGCGGTGAGTTCTGCGTTGAATGCCGCCTGTGTGTTGAGCGTAGCGTATTCGACGACGAACAGCCAATAAAGCGTCTTTTGTGCGTCATAGGTCATGCAGTTCCATTCAGCCGTTGCCGAATTGTTGCGCTTACGGGCATAGTTGCGGAAGTTTGTGCGGCTGATTTGTGTTGCCGGACGACCGAGGAATGTCCTGTACGTTCCGTCATATTCAGCGTTGTTGTTGCCGCCCCTGTACTGCTCTGCCATGTTCACGATTGAGCAGAGCTTCAGGTTTGTCCTGTCAAGGACAGCCTCGTATGCCGAAATGTACATCTGCGGCACTTGATGATAGCCCGGCAGGGGCTGTTCGCTGATACGCACACGACGTATCGTGCCGTCCGTTTCAAACTTGCGGTAATGCAGCGGTATCTCCACCATGACCTGTCCACGTGAGCCGTCCCGGACTTGCCCCGTCCAATCACGGGGGTCGAGGTATTCCACCACTTGCCCGTTGTCGTCAAGCAGACAGCCTTTCATGCGGCTTTGGATAGGTACGGACTTGTGGAGGTCGGTGTTTCCGATACGGGTACAGGTCGGGGTCGATACCGTCGTGTCGAACTGTATGCCGTAGCTGCACTGTTCCTCCACGTAGGGGATAAGCGAGGCGAGTGCCGCCTTTTTGCTCTCCCCGTCCGTGTCAAGCACCTCGCAAAGGAGGTCAAACGGGTTTGTCCCTGATACGTTCGGCAAATCGCTTAACCGTTTGCCGTTCTCGAAAGCCTCGATGATTTCTCTCAACTTGCTTTCTTCTTCACTTGTCATTGCCATACTTTTAACTGTTTAAGAATTTGAAAACTGATTTATCTCCTTTCTTTATGAGCATCGCCGACGTGGGCGTGTTCATACGCAGGGCTTTTTTCTTCTTGCGCAGGACTGATGCAGTCCACGCACGTATGCGCCTCGACAGCGACAGGAAAAGCGACACAATCATACCTCGCCCTCCACATAGCAGCCGCTGCCCCAATAGATGTCGTTTGTCGCAAGGACTTCCGTATCGGGTGCGAGTTCCACAATCGCCATCGGTGTCCAGTCGTTGAACGGTACGGGTGCTTCCGACGGCTTTTCGTCCTGACTGCATCGCACGGCAAGAACCGTGTCAAGCGTCGATGTGCTGAATTTCGGTCGTACATAGACAGAGAACGGAACGTCGCCCGGCAGTTTGAAACCGTTTGACAGGTCGTCGATTTTCCCGTGGGAAACAATACGACCGCCGTTCATAAACTCGCTGATGTAACCTTTCTGTGCCATTTCGTTTCGTTTTTGAGGTTTGACAATTATCCGAATCTTAACGCCCCCGATTGGGTCAGCCGGAGGCTGCTGTTGGTCGCTTTTCTTAATGCCGGGGCGACGACCTCTATAAGCAGCGTTTTGGCAAGAGCCGTGTTGCAGGTCGGAATGACATGTACCGTGCTTTTGCCCCTGCCGACAACCGTTATGCGCCCGTCTGTACCAACCGTTATCGCCTTGTTATCGCTGATGAAAATCACATTTTGCATAGCACTCGCTGGCGATAATACAGCCTTGATGTAGTTGGGCTTCACATTCCCGACGGTCAACCGGGTAACACTTTCAACTGTCATTCCCGTAGGTACAAGCCGTCCGAGCGTCAAAAGGACATTATCGGTGGCGTTTACCGCTTCCTCCGTTGCCTCCTGTGCCGCCTCTGTCGCTTCCTGTGCCGCTGCGGTTGCTTCGTTGGCTGCGGTCGTGGCTTCCTGCGCATCTTCTGTCGCTGTATCGCAATCCTCTTTTGCCTTGTTTGCCGCATCTGTGGCGGCGTTGGCTTTCTTCGTCGCTGCGTCGGCATCTTCCTTTGCCTTGATAGCGTTGGTGGTTGCTGTTTTGGCTGCTGCTGTCGCTGTGTCGGCGTTCTTTTTAGCCGTGTTTGCCGCCGCTGCCGCAGTGTTTGCTGCGTCCGTGGCTTCCTTGGCGTTCGTTACCGCCTGTGTGGTCTGTTGCTCGACAAACTCCAACGATACCTTGACGCTTCGGTTGTTTGCGTCCGTTCCTATCGTAAACAGCCCTTTCAAGGAGCTGTATAACGGGAGTTCTGAAATCTTTATCTTCTTCATATCTGGGTATCTTAAATGGGTTACACAATGCTAATCGTTGAACCTGAATTTGCCGTTTGATGTCAGGCGCAGCGTCGCCCTGTCGTTGACGAACCGCACGGACGGGTAGGTGTACCTGTCAAGCAGCATGTCGATAGCGTAAACGCCGTTTTCTGTAAAGACAATAATGTTGTCCTCCGTAGCCAGCACAACGTCATCCTCCGTTATCCTGAAATCGCTCGTGAATGTCACGGTAAGCGTGAATTTCAGCCAAGGTCTGCCCTCCGGGTCAAATTCCTGTACGGTGCAGCTCTTGTAATGGCAGGGGAAGTCCTGTTCAAGCTCGTTTACCCACAGGAGGCGTTCATCGGGGCGTATAAGGTTGTAGAGCAGGGCATCATAGTTTCGCCATAGCTCGTCGAGCGTTTCCGCCCTCATGAGGCAGTATAGCTTCACGTCCTTGCTCTTGTAAAGCACGTTCTTGCTGTCATAGATAACCCCTGTCTGCGTCTTGATGTTCCGCAGGAGGTTCGTTTTGACAGCAGCCGGTTTCTGAACCTCCGACAGCGTTCCCTGCAATATCCTCACGCCGTATGCCGTGAAAGGCTGTCCGTCTATGGTATAGTCGTCGTATGCCGCTATTGTGCTTGCCGGGGCTTTATACTTGTACCCGTCCAACGGGAAGTCGTCGGCAAATTTGATTTTCGCCTTTCCGAGCAGTTTCGCATAGTCAAGGCTCGTGTGCGACACCATGCGTAGCGTGTATTTGCGCCCTATGGCAGCGCAATCGAACACGTGGTATGCTCCGTCCGACAAGAGGTTAAGAAAGTCGAAATAGCGGCTGAAAACACCCTGTGTGGCGAATGTCAGGTTTATGTCACGTGTGTTAAGGACGGGAGCGGAAAGGTCGGCTTCTATGCCGTCTTCCTCGTTCCAATCGTTGCTGTCGACAGATTTCAACGGCGGCATCGCAACGAGTTCGTTCCACCCGTTGTCCGACACGTACATTCCGAACTGTTTGTACACGTCCTGCCCGTCGATGTATAATCTGCCTGACATCATAGGATTATCGCATTTTCAGAGGTGTTTTTAATCACACTGCAACCGACAGAAGCCGTCACGGACGCGACAGCCCATTTCGATGCGTTCACGACGGCTCTTGCTCCGTGTAACAGCACAATCTCGTGCTGCTTGCATTCGTCGCAGTTTACCGTTGCGATCGTCCGACCGATAAGGATTGCCCGTGCCGGGTTCTTTAGCGTGATTACCCCGGCATCTATGTATATGCCGTACTTCTCCACGCCCTGCCCTTTGAACAGGCGGAACGTGGCGATATTCGGGAAGTGGTATCTGATGCAGAACTCCAACCCCTGCCGGGATGTGAATACTGCGGCAAGTTCCTCTATCGTGTGTTCCGTCCCCTTGAACATATTGCACCTGCGGTATTTCTCTGCCACGTTGTGCAGGGAACGGCTCTCGCATTCCTGCCGGGCTTGCTCCTTGGCAATGACCCACTGTGCGTAAATCTGTCTTATTATCGCTTCCATACTCGCTAACTTTTTATTCTGATTCCTTTCAATGCCAAATCATTCACTGTGTTGCGCATATCCCTGACATCGCTCTCAACGTTCGCCATACGCACAGACAGACCGTCCGTGTTTCCCTCGATGTTAAGGACGCTCTGCAGGATAAGGCTTGCCGTCGCAACGAGCAGCTTTGTATTCTCGCTTATCGAGTAGGTGTGTCCCTGTATGGCTGTCGCCCGTCCGTTAAGCTCGTCCACGCTTTCCTGCGAGGCTGTCGCTATGCCTTTCTCCGAGGCTTCCCGTGTCGCTTCCTCCGTCACGTTAAACATATTCTTAACGCTGTCCGGTAGGGCTTCCCATATCTCGGCGAAATCCTGCCCGACGGCGTTAAGGTCGTTGGCGAAACCGCTCATGGAGGCAATGACAGCGTCAAGCCCCATAAACTGACCATCCTTGAACCATTTGTTCTTATACTTGTCGAATATCTCCCCGAGCGGCTCTTCAAGGTATTTCGACACGAGCATACGCTTGATAACGTCGCCGACGATATCCTTTACCTTGTCGCCCCAAGCCTCGGCGTAATCCTCGCCGTCCTGGAAAGCGTCAAAAAATGCGTCGCCGAGTTCGCTGGCAATGTCAGCAGCCGAACCGCCGATAATTTCCTCGACCATATCGTTTATCACGGCGACAGCCTGTTGCCCGAGTTCCTCAATCTGACGCTCCCATTCCTCTATCTTCCCGTGGTCGGTGTCTTTCTTGTCGTTCTCGGCGTTGATCTGCTGCTGAATGAGCAACTGCTGTTTGGCGATATTCTCCAATTGTTCTCTGCTGCTCTCGTACTTCTCCGCTCCGAGTGCCTTGTCTGCGGAGTAGGCGATGTCGGCGTATGCGTCGGCGATTTTCTCGGCAGACTTTGCAAGCAACTCTTGGTTGTTCGATACCGTTGAAAACAGCGTCCTCCACGCTCCGGCGACATCGTTCACGGCGAGTTTGTTCTGTATCAGCTCGGCTTTCGTTTCGGATAGCGTCTGCCGGATGCGGTCTATCGCACGCCCTGAATTTTCCTGCAACCGCACAATGTCGGCGTTGTCGAGTTCCCATTGCAGTTGGTCAATACGGCTCTGCAAGGCTTCGATTTCCTCCTGTTTCTTTTCGTCGTTGTTGAACAGGTTGACAATCTGCATCGCTATCTGCAAAGCTGCTGATATGATAGTCAGTATAACGGAGGCTTTCTCAACTGTCTGTATGGCTGTGGCGGCGGCTGTTGCCGTTCCCTGTATGCCCTGCGAGGACATATTGACAAGCGAAACAATGCCGTTTATCATTGACAGCGAAGAAGTCATAATGCTTCCGGCTGTGGATATGATTTCCCCGGCAACACCTCCGACGGTATCGCCTATGCTCTCAAACTCACGCTCGCACTCCAACAGCGTCTTGTACAGGTCTTCCCACTCCTTGATACTGCGCTTGTCGGGGCTGACACTGTTTTTGGCGTTGGCTTCCGACACCTTTTTCTTCGCCGTCGTCACCTTTGCCCGTGCGGTGGATAACTGACTGCCGGAAGCCGTGCCGGAGCTTTCCAACTCGTTAAGCTCGGCTTCCGCCTGTTCAAGAACCGCCTGCAGCTGTTCAAGCGTATAGTTGGCAATCTCGTTGCACCATGCCCGGTATGTTTCCTCCCGTTGGGCGAACTGTTCATCGACGGCTTGCAGGGCGTTCTGCTCCTGTAAGTCCAACTCGTCCACATTCCCCTGCGTGACACCCTCCCGGAGCTGTCGGTTTCCGTTTGCGTCAAGGACATAGTTGCCTTTGTCGTCGGTCTTGTAAAGCTGCTTGCGCTTGTCTTCGTATTCCTCCGTTATTTTCAGCCTTTGCTGCTCGTAGGTCATTACATCGGCAAGCATAGCGTCGAGGGCATCCTTGTTTCCCTTGCGGCGTATGTCGGCTGCAAGGTCGGCGTAATCCTTTATCATAGCCTGCTGTTCCGGCGTAAGGTCGGCGACTGACAGGTCAAGCGAAGCCCGGTATGCAAGCTCCTCCTCTTTGGTCGCTTTCGGGTTGGCGTTCCGCCATTCGAGGACTTTCTTGTCGGCGAGGGCGTTCAGCATATCCTGCGTGCGCCTGTCGTTCTCGTCGATGAGCCTGTCATAATTCAGGTCAAGCTGCATCATCGTTTTCTCGAAACTGTCGTCCATCAGGTTTATGCGCTGCTGCCTTATATCCAATTCCGCCTGTTCCTGTGCCTCCTGTACGCTCCGTGAATACTCGGCAATCTGGCGGTTGCGTTCGGCTGTTTCGTCGGCAATCTGCTGCTGTTCACGAGCAAGGCGTTTGGCTGCTGCCTCACGCTGTATCTTTTCCCTCTCTGCCTCCTTTTTGTTCCTCTCTGCTTCCCTTGCCTTGTCGTCGGCTTCGGTCTGCTTCTGTTCGGCTGCCGTGGCATAATCGGCACCACGTTGTAGGAGTTGTTGTTGGGAGAAGTACTTACCGTTCACGGTCGCCCCGGCAGGGCTGTTCTGTCCGAGAGCCGTAAACCGCTTTGCGAGCCTTTGAAGCTCGTCCAAATCCATATTCTGCATCCACTTCGGCACTTCGCCGCCTATACGGATAGTGAAGCCGATAGTGTTGTTTGAGTATTGCGACATCAGGTTTTTGATGTTCTCGTACAGGTCGTGTACGCCCTCCGTAGGCTTTTGCAGCCCCTTTTCTATGGCTTCTACCTTTTCGGAGAAAGTCAACGCACCTTCGGCGGCGGCACGTTCTGCGTCCGACGCTTTGTTCACGGCTTCGGAGTAGCGGTCATATTCCTCCCTCGCTTGTTGAATGGAGTTGATATAGTTCTGTACAAGGTTCTGATGGTTAAACAGTCCGTCCGTGAGCCACTGTTTCTGTATGGTTTCCTCGCTTATGCCTATGGCTCGCATACGGTCTTGTATCGTGGCGTAAATTTTGTTGATACCCTCTTGGTATTCTTCGCCCGTCTTTCCGGCAATCTCCGTTATGTTCTGTTCAACGACATTCCCGATAATGGTAGATATGGCGGCGGCGTTCTGTTGCAGCTCCTTATTGTCCTCCAACAGCAATGTTCCCTCTGTCATAGCCCCGGACAGGTCGGAATAAAGCGTTTTCTGTGCGTCGGCAAGCTGTGTGGCATAGTTCTGCGCACCCTGTTCAAGAGCGTTGGCACGTTGCCTTTCCACGCCCTCCTGCTTTATCAGCTCGATAGCTTGCGCACGTTTGGCGTTTACCATGTCGATGCTGTCGCCCTCCTTGATAGCTTGCAATCCGTATTCTTCGAGTATGCCGTTAAGCTCGTCCATAACCTTTTTGTGGGTGGACGTTCCGGCTGTCAGACCGTTCAGGGTCATGGAAAGGGTTTCGACACGTGAAATTGTTTTGGCGGCACTGTCGCCGTATTTGTTTGTCATTTCCGCCGCCTCGCCGGACTTCGTAGAGAACAAGTTGAAAGCGGTAGCGGCTGCTGCGACAACGGACAGAACCAAGCCCAACGGGTTTGCCTTGACAGCCATGTTGAACAGGAGCATAGCGTCCTTTGCGCTCGTCACGCTTTTAGACAGCGATATTACGGCTTGTACCGTACCCCAAATGTTCATCAGCTTGTGTGCGGCTGCAACAGCCAAGACGGCGGCTTTGTACGTTCCGTATGTGGCTATCACGGTAAGCAGCACCTTGCCGACGGTTTCCCAATTTTCAACAAGGGATGAAACAATGTCAAGCGATGTTCCTATAACGCCCTCGGAAGCCTGTCCGATTTGGTTGAACATCTGTTCTATGGTATCCTCGATGTTGCTTATACGACCGGATATGGTTTGGCTCTGCGCCTCCATAAGACCGCCGAACTTGCTGCCCTCGTTCGTGAGGTTGATGATAGCTTGTTCCACTTCCGGGAAACCGACTTTGCCTTCTTCTACAAGCGCACGTACTTGGTTTTCTGCAACCCCAAGCACCTTAGCCAATTCTTCTCCCAAAGGAATACCCCTGCCGAGGAATTGGTTTAGGTCCGCAGTGTACATGCGCCCCTGTACCATTGTCGTTCCATACAGGTATGCGAGGTCGCCGATAGGTATTGAAAGCCCGGCGGCGATGTCACCGAGCCTTATAAGAGTTTCATTCACCTTGTCGGCTTCGACACCGTATGCAAGGAGCTGCCTTGCTGCGTTTGATATGTCAGACACTCCGAAAGGCGTTGTGGCGGCAGTCTTTATGAGTTGCGACATAAGGGCGTTCGCTTCGTCGGCATTCCCTATCATCGTCTGAAAGGCGATTTCGAGCTTCTGCATCTCACCCCTGACCGTTACAACCTGCATGGCAAAATCTTTCATCTGAGACACGGCAAAGACACCTGCCGCCGTTTTCCCTATCTTATTGAAAACGTCGTCAATCTGCTTGCCCTCGCTTACGGCTGTCCCTGTTATGCCGGATAAAATCCGTTTGGATTCCTCCGCATCTGTACGCAACTGTGAGTTGTCTATACCTGTGCCGTAATATATTCTGCCATTGTCATTCTCCATTGTGCGTCAATCAAATTGTTCAAAAATGCTTTTTATCTTCTCCCTGTTTCGTATGTCATCGACCTTTATAGCTCTCTGACGCTTTCGGCTCTTGTCGTCCTTGTCGTCCTCCTTGCGTTTGTAGCTCGGAAGTGTTGCCCCGTACATGACCATATTCGCATAGCTCATATCGTACAGAACATATTCGACCGGGAGGTTGAAAGCCTTTACCGTTCCTGCGACTATTGCCCAGACGCTGTCGTTCCGTTCTCCACTTTCGTCGGTCGCATCAGGTTTATTTCTGTCAGGAAAGTGGTAAGCCCGAAAAAATCCCCTAACTCCATTTTTTGAAGCAGTTGGGCGACAAGCAGGTTGAGCGCACGGGGTGACAGGTCTTCAAGTATATGTTTGGCGAGTTCTGCCTTTCGGTCTATTACCCGTTCGACTTCTACTTCTTCCGTCCACTTGACAAGCCCCCACAGGCGGTGTTTCTCAACCGTCTGTCGGGCTTTTACCGTTTCCGTGAGGTTCTTTGCGCCGAGTATCAGTATCGCCGCAATATCGCCCAAAGGACGGCATTCACGTGCCACAGAAAGGCTTTCCTCGACTACCTTTTCAGGGTCAAGATTGATTTCGGGCAAACGCGAAACAGCCTCCGAAGCAAGTATGAGTGTCGCCGTACTTGCCGGGGCTGCCTTGTATTTCTTGCCGCCTACCGTTACCTCAATATCCTTTTGGAGTATGGTTTCGGCGACCTTTTCTTCTATTGTTTTCGTTGCCATAGCGTGTTGCGTTAAAATTTGGGGCAGGAGGGGGAGTCGAACCCCCGACCTCAAACCCGTTGGGCTTGCGAGCTACCTGCTGCTCTATCCTGCTGTTGGTTCTGTACTTTTGCGATGTTACGTTGACTGTTCGCTCGGTACATAGCTCTTGATTGTCTTGCCCGTCTTCGGCTTCAACGCACGAGCCACATAGTGACGCAACTGTCCGTCGGCGGTCGTGTAGCTGTCCTCGACACGCAGGACGGCACGGTCAATCTGAATAGCCGGACAGTCCTTATCCTGTGCCTCGACACGGAAAGCGTGTTCGCCCGTGATTACTCCGTCGTTGTCCTCAAACGACGGTTCCTCGCCTTTCTTGACAAACTCGTCCCATTCGAGCTGATAGGTGTTCTTGCCCGGCAGGTAGTCAACGAGCGCACCGCCCTCTTCCGTGGCGGTCTTTTCAGTACCTGCGGTCGTCGTGAGCTGTGTGCTGTCCTCTTTCGGGGTCGGCAACTCTTCCCATTCCCCGGTGGGGGCACCATCGGTGCTTGTGGCGTGCTTCAAATCGCATTCGCCCCAGTTCAATACTGCCATATTCTTTCAATTTTTAATGGTTACTGATTTTGTTTCTTCATGACAGGCTGCGTAACAGGTGTGTTCCCGTCCTGCGTTTCAAGGACAGGCAGATAGCCCACGTTGCCGTCGGTATCCGTTGCGTCTATTACAGCGACCTGCGGAATGTTCAGAGGCGCATAATCATCGCCGAAATACTCGTATTTGAGCTTCACGACGACGAAATGCTGATGTATGTCGGCTTCTTCCTCGGTGTAAATTGTCTGCTGCAACTTAAACTTGTAACAGGAAACTTCGGTCGTAAGGCTATCGAACCACTCCTGCGCAAGGCGTTCAATCCGTTCCGTGCGTTCTCCGTCCTCAACCCATACCCCGTTGTCATACGGGTCTATGTCCGGGACGAATATGTTCACGGTCACGACACCCGTCTGTATCTGATTGGGAAGCCCGGTTGTGAAAATCACGACCGCATCTTCCTTGCGGCTGTCACGGGGGCGATACCCCTGCCGATAGACCTCACCTGAAATCATCGTGTAAAGGGTGCTGTCTTTCAGCAGTTGATAGATGTCGCCTTGAACCTGTTTCGATGTCTTTGCCATAGTTCCTGTTACTTGTTAAATCCGAGTTGTTTCAACATCTTGGGTACAAGCTGGTCGGCAAGCAGTTCCGAGCTGTCAAGCACGTTGTAACCCTTTGCGGACACATAAGAGGCGTATCGCATTCCGGCAACGACGATAAGCACAATGCCTTTCGGGAACTTCCCGGCAAGAGAACGTGCGTAGGATATTCCCGTGCTTCGTCCCTCGTCGTTTCCGTCCGGCTTGCCGAAAGAGCCTGTCTTGTACACCTGCCCGTCAACGACCACGATATAACCGACGGAGCTGCGGAGGTTCTTTGTGCGGTCTTTGTACGAACCGTTCTCGATAGCCTCGTTGCGCACTTTTTCGCCTATGGCGCACAGGTTGTAGATGATGGCTTGTTTCAGCCTGTTCATCCGCTCCTTGATGTAAGCGTCTATTTGCGATTTCGGTGTTATCTGTCTTATCGGCATAATGTAAAGTTATTTATTGCTGATTCGGCGTATGTGCCGTTTTCTTTTCGCTTCCGTATGTTTGGGCGTTTCCGTCATTTCAACACGGCATTCGGGCTGAAATGCGTTTACACCCAAATCCTCAATTCACAGACCGCCTCCAACGGCTCAACCTGCATAATGGAAAACTCCCCGACCACGTTCCCGGCAAGGTCTTTCAACCGTATCTGCTCGGCTTCAAACGGCTGTTCCTCTATCAGCACTGTATATTGCGCCGTAGTGAAATGCTCGCCGTTGACACGTCCGAGTTGGTTGTACTTGTTTGCCGAGTATTGGCAGGGTATCGGGTCGCCCCAAGCCACAGAGCCGGGCTTCTGCGGATAACCCGTTTCCGGGTCAATCCCGCCACCCGTTTTCCGCTTTACTTCGATTGTGCCGTTTTGGATAATCATAGCCGTGAACCTTTATATCCGTAAATGGGTTTGGGCGTTCCTGCCTCGTCGCTTGCCCCGAAATCGTCATACAGGCTGTTTGCCCGGTTGCGGAACTCTTTTCGCTGTTCGTCCGTAAACGAATAGTTCTGTCCGCCCTGTGACACATCAGGAGCTATCGAAAGCCACATCAGGAGGTCAGCGACGGCAAGGTTGTATTCCTTGCTTTTCTGTACCTCCTGTGTCGCATCGGTTGTCAGCGACAATTCCCGTTTGTCCGCTATCGCAGTCAATGTGCGTAGCGGAACGGGATAGGCGTTTACGCCCTTCAACGCTTCGAGAACTGTTTCCATAGCTTGTTACGTTTTACTCCCAATCCTGAGCGTCAGTTCTCACATACAGGTTGCGGTACGCCGTGTCAAACACAGGAACAGCGTCAGCCTGTCCGATAGTAACCTCGCTCTGCGGCTCAGCCGTGCCGTACTTCTTGATGACGGTATGCGCACGTTCCGCACGGAGTATGAGGTCGCTGTTTTCCTGCAAGATGTCATACTGCGTCGTTCCGAGGCGTTCCGTTTCAGACAGCACCAAGCGGCAGTTCTCGAACGGGTTGCCCGAAGTCTGCGAGCCGTCCGTGAACTCACGGGTGATGGTCTGGTCGATGATACGGAGCTGTATGCCGTTGAGCCAAGCCTGTTTCGCGAGCATCGCATTGACTTGCGTGAGGTCGGGTGTCTGCGAAATACCGAGGGCGTTAGCGGCAAAAGAGGCGCAAGCCTTGATGATTTGGTCTGCCGACGCAATCTTGTAGAACTCGTCGAGGTTCACGAACGCAAACTTCGGGTTCAGCTTGTTGTCCTTTGCCAGCTTGACGAACGTGCGGAGGTCACCGATGATGTCTGCGGTCGCCTTGTTCGCCCAATCCACGGTGGTTTTCACTTTCATTTCGTCGTCCACGTCATAGTCGAGGTCGAATTCATTGGCATAGGTGGCGTTGGTGGTTGTCGTGAATTTCAGCACGCCTGCGTTCGAGGCGAGCTTCCATGCGATGTACTCCAACTCCGACTGTACGCCGTTGAAACAGAAATCGACATCCTCGCCCCAATACTGCACGAGCTTTGTTGCGTCATCGTCCTGTGCGAAAGCGAGAGCGGTCTGATACTCCTTGATTTCCGAACGGGACAGTTCCCGGCTTATGGAAATGAAAGGAATGTCACCTTTCGCGCTCTCGAAGATAGGACGACGCTTACGGAGGATGGTCCCGTTGTCAGTGTGCAGGTCGGCTGCAACGTTCGCCTTTGCGAGTTGGTTCTGCAAAGTGCGCCAGATGAAGCCGTTTACCTTTCTGACGGGAAAATGCGTCGCAAACAGGAAAGGGGTCGCGTCCGCTGTGTTCAGACGTGCCTGCACCATTTGTTGCGACAATCCTTGGATGAGTGTATTTACGATTGTTGCCATAAAACGTCAGATTTTTAGTAGTTGATGATACCTGTGAGATATTTAGCCACACACTCCGGCAGCGGATTGCCTTTCGTCACGCCGATAAGCCAAGCGTCGGTGTCGAGGTTCTGCCCACTGACCACAGGCTTGCCCGTTCCCACGAGGGAGAGCGGCGTGTATTTCAGCTTCGATGTGTTCGATGCGGACTGTGCGGCAGCTTCAATGAGGAAACCGCCCTTTGCGATAGCTTTCAGCGTCGTTCCGACAGTGATAGTGTCGTAATCCTTGCCGCTGTCGTCAATGGCTGTAATGGCGTATGCCAAACCTCCCTCGGCGGTCATAACGAAGTCGCCCACCTTGAAGTTGTGCAGCTTCTTGACCTTGATGTTCGTTTCGGAAGCACCGACCTCGGCAACGACCTCCGCTACTTTGACAACATGGCAGATGCCATTGTCGGGTGCGCTAAGGACGGCACCTTCGCGAAGATAATCGCCTCCAAGCTCGGAGATTTTCACAGACACGCCGCCTCGGATGTCGGCGACCTTGTGCATAAAGACACGGGGTGTACGGGTGTCCTTACGTCTTTGAACTGTCATGCTCATTTTCTTCGGTTTTTAATTGTTAGACATTAGAACGGCTGACCGTCTTTCGGCTTGCTTTCGCGGTGTGCGATAGCTTCCTGCTGCTCTTTGGTCAGCTCGCCCCCTTGGTTACCTGTGCCGCCTGTAATGGTCGGCTTTCCGAAGACAGCCCCTTTTGCCTGTACTTCGCTGACTATACCGTTCACCTCGGTAGTTATTTCCCCGACAAGAGCGTTGAACTGCTCGTCGGTCAAATCGTTTACAGGTGTCCGCTCATAAGCCTTGCGGAGATTTTCAGGCAACTTCTCGATGATTGTTGAAAGTTGCTGTTTACGGGTTGCAGTTGTGCGCTCACCGTCCATCTTGTCGAGGCGGTCGTTCAGCTTCTTGTTGCTGTCGATAAGTGCCTGCGCCCAAGCCGGAACTTGCTCCTGTGCGCCCCCTGTTTGTTGTTGCTGTACGGTTGTGCCGCTTCCTGCCTGTCCGCCAGCCGCACCCCCGGTCGCATCAATTTTTTGCCCGTCTTTCAGCCCGTACTTCGTTTCGTAGGTGTGTACGGCTGTCTGTTGGGCTTCGGTCGCACGGCTGTCGCCGTAGCTCTCGATGATTTCGATAAACTCCTGCGTTACCCCTGCCACGGCAGTTGTAACCTGTTCGTCTGTCGTCACAGTCTTGGCGAGCTTCTCGGCAATCCTGTTCAGCACGTTTGCGTTGACCCCCGGAAATTTGGCTTTCAACGCATCAAAAAGTTTCTGTTTCATACTCGTATGATTGTTTAACTAATCAGATTATCGCCTCAAAGGTAATCAAATTCCCGTAAAGTGATTATATAGTAATCAGAAAATCGCCGAAAAATTTTCATATTACGCATATTTTGTTATGGTTAAGGCATTCAATGTAATATACTTGTTGATGATTAAATAAGAGTTAAAAATAAACTGAACGGATAAAAATTTCTCCCGAAAAGTGTGTTATTACCAAAATACTTCACTTATATTTGCAACGTGATTACAATATAAACAGTTTGAACCGCAAAATGACAGCAGATATGAACAAGAACAGTTTGGCATACAGCACGAGAGACATTAACCGCAACTTCCGTATCAAGGTTGCCGGGGTTGACAACGAGGGCAACAAGATTAACAAGCTCGTTGGCGTTTCGGGAGCTTTGAAACTGATAGGGGTTGAGCTTTTGAACAAGTTCCTCAAAAGGGCTTTCTCCTGTATGGACGATGTTTGCGTTTGCAAGCTGCGCAGAGGTTTGAAATTCAGTTTTTACATCAAATAACGGAGGACAGGAATATGGCAAAGAGTATTATCGAGGGCGCATACCTCGTAGGTTTCGAGCCAAGCTCGGACAACCTTTCAGACGAAGCCCTGTATGCGGAGGCAGTAGAATTTTTGAATAACTCAATCAGATTTTAATAACCATCTAAAAATTACAGTATTATGGCACAGACAACCGAATTACAGCAAGGTTTGAACGAAGTAGTGATGAACAAAGTTCAACGGATGATTGACGGCAAAGCCGTCGGAGTACGGGAAACAATGGAACGCCTCGTGAACGAGGGCAAGATTGCACAGGACTACATCGCCCCGATAGGCGTGAACCTGAAAATCAACGACCACAGCCCGGTTATCACATTCAGCGCAAACGGATCTCTCCGTATGGATATGCCGGACGGACAGTTTACCCTCCACGACAACGCCATAGGGCAGCTTGCCGACCGTATGGGCATACCGCAGCGATATTTGCGTGGGCTTGCTTCGGGCGAGCCTTGGGCAAAGCAGCTCGCAGCTACGCTTCTCAACGAGCATAGCGGCTGGACGCAGCGAAGCCGTGTTCTCGTGAGAACGGTCGGGAAACAGGTAAGGGGCGTGTTGAGCGACAGCTACCGCCGTTTGAACAGCGTCGAGATATTGACGGCTTTCGTACAGGAGGCGGCAGATCAGGGTGCGGTCATTTCGGACGCTTATATGAACGACACCAAGATTTGGGCTGAAACGATACTCCCGACACCGCTGACCGTACCGACAGCCAAGAACGGCGACGTGGTTATTTTCGCCGGGGCAAGGTTCAGCACATCGGACTACGGCGACGGTGCCGTTGACATGAGGGCTTTCCTCTTGAACGGGGCTTGCCTTAACGGTATGGTTCGGGAGAGCGTGATGAAGCAGGTACACCTCGGCTCGAAGCTCCCGGACAACCTGCAATTATCGCAACAGACCTACGAGCTTGACACCAAGACAACCGTTTCGGCGGTTCGCGACTTGACAAAGGGGCTTTTCAGTAAGGACAACCTCATGAAGAAAGCCATCGAGATACAGGGTGCAAGCGAAATGGAGGTTGACTTTGAACACGAGCTGAAACGCCTGACACGTGACGGAGGGCTGCTCAAACAGGAGGGCAAGGAGGTTGAAAAAATCCTCATGCGCAACGACCCGGATGACGGCGTACAGGGAGGGGCGACCCTTTGGAAGTTGACACAGGCAATCACGGCACACGCACGGGAACTCTCGCCTGAAAGAAGCCGTGAATTACACGAATTGTCGGGTCAACTCCTTAACCGTGTGAAAGTAACCGCATAACATAACAATCGCCCGGCAGACCGCCGCAAAACAGGTTCTGCCGGGCTTTAATCATCAATAAGACTATGGCACAGGAATTTGAATTTGAAGAGAACCAAAACAATTACGGCGTACTTGAATACCAACACGCCCACACGCTGAAACGGTACAAGGAGCTTTGCGACGAGCGTTGCAAGGTCAATGTCGCCAAGTACGACTGTTTCTTCGCTTTCTCCAACAGGCAATTTGCCGACGGGCTGAAAACCATACGCCCGTTACAGGAGGGCGAGAAGCTCGTTTCAATCGGAGCGGGAGCTTACGGTACAAAGGACGGGGCAAAACGCCTGTTTGCGTTCTATGACAGCATAAACGACAAAATCCGCACCGAGTGCAACCCACAGGAGGTGTACGTCTATGAGTACAACAATCATGAGTGCTGCATAGACTGGGACGGAGATTTGAACGCCATACGCATTATCGCCACTGTTTGGGGCGAAGATGTAGCCCGGACAATCAAGCGCAAGAACGCCTGTTATCCGATTGAGAGTATTTTCAAGTAGTTATCGCTGACGATAATTCAGTTATCGCTGCGATATGATTTTTTTAGATATTGTTTTTCTATGAAATCAAGGAAAATCTACCAAAAAACGGGTAAAAAGTTGGCAAAAGTCCGTCCACCCTAAAATCTGTTATCGCTTACGATAATCATATCCTAACGTGGTTATCGTTAGCGATAATTATTCAGAAACCGTGTTGTCGCACGTATAACTCAAAAATTAAGGCGTTCTCACGGCGAAAGTACACATAGTATAGTAAAAGAAAATAGAGTACAGTAAAATAGAGATAATCCTATATCAGGATTATTAGAAAAAAAGACTACTAACGTAGTCTAAAAAAAGACCCTTACGGGTCAGGCGACCACGCCTCCAATCTTTGGACGGGAAATAACGCCTGACACACGTGTAGGGGCGAAAAACAGAAAAGACAATGGCAAAGAAACAGTACAAAATCAGAGCGAGGCTCGTGTTCAACGGACAGGTCATAGTGGCGGCGCACAGCCGACAGGAGGCGGAGGCGATAGCGGAGAAAGGCATCGCCGGGCAACTCGGTAAGGTCGAGGTTCAGCCGACAGCCGAGGACAACATCATCGATTGGGATTTCTCAATCAAGAGCGAAACAGTTATCAACCGAAAACAGGAGGGAGGCGATTAATGGGGACAAAGGATTGGTTTTACCGGGTAGAGTTCAAAGAGCCGCCCATAGAGGGTGACGACCGGACGGCGTTCAACTTTTCGAGCCTCGCCGCCATCTATGAGCAGTTCGAGCCAGAGCAGGTCGGGTGCAAGGTTTCCCGTCTGTGGAACATCGGAGTATCGGACGGCGTTCCATACAAGGGGCGCAAGTGTACGATAACCGTTGAACATATCCGGCGGAAGAAACAAAGTAAAGCCCCGACAACGGTCGATAATCCGACGGATAATAAGTTACACGATTGCGAAAAGTAAAGCCGAAATACGGCGAATTTGAGGAAAATAACTAAGTTTGTAGGCGATATGAAAAAGATACCGAAGATAATTTTGGACGAAGCCGAAAGGCAGGGTCTTGACAGAACGGCTGCATACCTGTGCGATGTTGACGGTCGTGCGATATACAGCTTGGGCGTGGAGAGCAGGGAGCGTTGGTTTCCTTGCCCTCCCGACGCTCCCGTGTTGGTTTCGCTGAAAGACGGCGTGATAAAGCCTTTCGACGACTTAGGCTTAATCGCCGGACTTCTTGAAACGAGTTGAGAACACGGGATTTATCAGCTTGTCGTCAATCCGCAAGACACCTATTGAGCCGGATTTCATCTTGTTGATGTAATCATCGTTGAAGTCCTGCCAACTGCCACGGCGACCTGATTGTGGGTCAAACCATAACAGGTTGCCGTCTTTTTGTCGCTCGACGATAAAGACATGTGCGTCGCCGCCTTTCCATGCGCAATAAACCTCGTAACGACCCTGTGCCGCTGTTTTGTCCTCGATGAATTTCAGCTTGGCAAGCCCGGTGTCCTTTATCCCTGCCGACCACTCATAGTTTGCCCTTTTGCCGTCCTCGGTCAGGAAGCGGTCGCGCCAATCCACTTTCTTGCTTACGCAAAAACGGTGGAAAGTCCTGTAACGCTTGTACCCTTTCAGCAAAGGATTAGGCGTTGCCTGCAAGTCAAACCCACGGCGGCGAAGCTCGTAAGTCATGGTGCAGGTTTGGCAGTTGTGCAGATAGCCCAAGTCTGCGGCATCTGAAAGCGAATAGCCCGGATTGCACTTGCTTCCGTCGGCTTCCGTGAAGTTCATTATCTTGCCTTGCAGGACAGGAAGCACCGCCGCCAATTCCCGGTTGTTCTGTGCTATGGCGGCAGAGAACCCGGCGTGCTTCTTGTTGTACGCCATAGCCGACTCATATTCCTCGTGGGTGTCGTATGGCATCCTCATCGCATAGAGCTTTGAGTAACCTTTGGGCAGGTATTTCGGGTTGTCCTTGATGAAGTACGGCACGGAGTATCTGCGCTTCGCACGTTCCTCGTTGTCTTTGAGCCACTGCTTGAAATCGCCCGGCACATCATCAACCCGGTTCACGCTCTTGCCGTCAAGTGGTTTCCCGTCCAATATGCGCCGTGTGTCCTCGGCGATTTCCTCGTCCGTTTTCAGTATCGTAACAGCCCGGCAGCGGCAATGTGGGTGCCAGCCCGTGAATTTGAAGTCCTTGGGATAACGACCTTTCAGCTTGTCGCAGATGTCGGTAAACGGCATACCGTTGAGCGTGTGGTTGTTCGACAGTTTGATTTCAATGCCGACAACGAAGTCAAGCTGCTGCCAACGCTCGTAGTCTGCCGTCATATAGGCGATGTTGGTTTCAGTGGCGGCAAGCCTCCGGGCGTTCTTGTACGAGCTTCGGTACACGCCCTGTCCGGGGTGGAACGTCGCCGCACGTTTGGATAGCTGCAACTCTCCGTGTTCGTCCCTGACACGCCGGAAGAGCTTGTCGGGGTATTTCAGATACTGCCGGAGTTCCTGCGACATGTCGTCTGCCGAAAGCCCGTTGCGTATGCCCACATCCAAGCCGAGTTCGATTTCAGCCTTGAATTGGTCGGTGTATCGCCACACCCTGTCGGAAAGGTTAAGCCCGTTTACCTTGCGCTTCTCGAAAGCCTCCCGTGCGCTGTCGTTGGTGCTGAAATAACGGCGGTACTGTGCCTGTGACAGCTTGCCGACGTTGTCCCCGAACACCTGCCGGGCGAGTTCGCTGTTCTTGTTGTTGGCGAGCGTCCATTCGGACTTTATCCCGTTAAGAATAATCGACGACAAACCGTCTTGGAGCTTCTGTAACAGCTTTTCGACCCGTTTCCTTATTGCCGGGTAGTCGTCAAAAGAAAACAGCGTGTCGGGCTTGAAATCGGGCAAAGACAAGCCTATCGCCACAGCCTGTGTGATGACCTGGCGATAGAGCCTGTCTATCTCGCGTTCGTATGCCGACATGTTGCTTTGGTGCCGACGGTCGTACTTATTCGTTGCCATCGTCTGCGTCCTCCCGTTTCAAGAAATGTTCGCACTGTGGGTCGGAGAGGAAGCGGCAGTATTTCCCCTCCTTGTAGAACGGACAGCGGCACAGGATGAAATGCCCGTCAAGAGCCTTGCTGCACCAATCGTAGCTGTGCTTGCAGTGGCGGCACTGATATTTGGGCTTTTCCTGCTGCTTGCCCCGTTGTGTAGTCATTCTCCTTGCCATAGCCGTTATTCTGTCAGTTCAAATGCGTCTATTTTATCTTCCTCTGCTATCTCGCGCAAGGTCTTATCTACATCGTCGCTATGCCCGTACATTTCGATAGACTCACGCTGCGACATAAGAGCTTTGCCGCCGTTCGCCGCCATGAGGTTGTTTATCGTGTCCTTTTCGTCCGTGATGGCGAAAGGCGTTATCAGCGTTTCGACTTTCAGTGCGTCAATGTCGGCTGCATAGTTCTCGCCGAGCATTATCTTGGCAAAGGCTTTAACGACATTCATCTCACGGTCAAATAACTCAATCAGGCGACCGCTCTCGTCCTTGACTTTCAACTGTGCGTCGATGAACATCTGCTTGCGGCTTTCTCCTGACAGGGCTTGCTGCGACATTTTCCCATAGCTCCAATCCGGGAGTTGCAACTGCGTAAAGAAAAGGTCGCGGAGCTGCTCTACATAGAATTTCAGGTTCTCGACAGCCTGCGCCCATGTCACGTATTCAGCCCTGCCGTTCTGCGGATACTGCATCACGGAGCGGAACTCCTTGTTAGGGCTTTTCTCGTCCCCGTAGCTGATGGCTTCGTCCGCAAACACGATGAAGATAGGTTTGGAATTCTGACGCAGGTAGTTTCCGTTACGGCTCAACGCCCATTCGATTTCGTACACGGTTTTTGAGGTGTCCTCCCATATCGGGGTAGGTCGCCACGCATACACGCCGGGGATTTTGCCGAGCGTGATGTTCTCGTTCTCGACCTCTGCCCAACCTCCGTTCTCGTTGCTCCACTTGATGTGCTTGTCGGCTGTATAGGTGTCGAAGTATTGCACGTACTTCCTGCCTTTCTTCCGGGTGTAGCCTACGGACATGGCTATCATGTCGCCGTATTCATCGAACAGGGGGTAAAGTTCGTCGCCAAGCATAGGGGAGAAGTTACGGCAGCGGAGCTTCAGTGGCGACGTGAAGCCGTACAGGGTGTTCCGTTCCTCAATGGCATACCAGAGAGTAAAGACCTCGCACCCTGCGAAAAGCATATTACAACGTTCGTTGTTCACGCTGTCTATACGGTTGCGCTCGTAGATGTTTTCAAGGTACGACGCTATCTCCTTTTGCCTGTCGTTTTCGGGCTTGTAAACACGCTTTATGGGGATGCCCGTTACAAGCTCCGTCATGCGCTTTGTGGCGAGCCGTTGCAGGTCGCAAGTGACACGGGTAACGTACTCTATACCCTCATCGGTTACGATGTCCGGGTATTTTTGCTTGTTCATTACCGGGTGCTTGGTTGGGTCAAACTGTTGCACCAAACCGAACCGCCCCGACCAAACCGGGACGACGATCGTCTTTTCTTTCAAGGCTGCGATTTTACTTTCAGCCGAGTTCTCGGAGTTTAAGATTTCTTCGATTGTCATAGCTATTCCGTTTTACTGATGATTG